CTCCATCATCGTCATCTGGACAAATCATGGTGACTGCCTGGAGAGCATAGCGTCGAGCATAGCTGATCAGCGAACCGATGCCTTGTGGGTCATCTTTGGCTGGCTTCATGTATGTCCGGCTACGAATCCACTGACCAGATGAGTGCATCAGTTGTGTTTCGACATAGTATCCTGCCTCGTCATGCGATGGCATTTGGACTACGCTTAGTTGATGCTTTGACAGAATGGGACGAGTTGCTTCCCATACTGCTGCCAACGATGCGTAGTTTGATTTGAAAAAAGGATTAGCTGAATCCTTCGTGACTGTTCCTACCTCTCCTTGCGCTTTTGCTAATGCGGCGGCAAGTTCACCGATGTTGTCTGATTGTGTGTTCATGCGGTCTTTATTATAGTGATCTTTGATCTATGGTCAATAAAAAGTTTTCTTTTTTTTTAGACTTTTCCAATCGGCGGGACATAGCTATTTGCAAACTGCCAATACTTACAGACATGTGTAAACGCATTGTAATTATCTGCAAGAGTCTTCTCGTCATACCATGCCTCACCGATACGCCCAGGTTCTGTAGTGCTGATGTAGAGATTCACTCCACGCTTTGCTTCTGTGACATGAGCGTAGGCTGCAATCTGCATTGGCTCTTTGCTCCATGGCTTGACTTCGTATTCCGGTTTTGTTTTGCGGCTCTTGTAGTCCAAAACATACAGCACACCATCTTTTTCAATGAGTGCATCCGTAGTCCCAGCATAGCCAACCTCCGCATTGACCAAGCGCAACTCATGTTGGAGAAACTTTACTCTGTTGTGATCCACCCACTTCTTCACTGGGGCTACATATTCTTCCATAATCGGATCGTATCGTAGTCCTTGGAAGTGATTCTCAAGTGCCTTGTGAATACTTGTTCCGAGATCAGCGGCATCTGAAACTTGTTTGAAAGCGTCTTCCATAATGCGCGAACAATATGATTCATCATCCTCGCCTGGATTGCGAGGGAGTGTCATGCTTGCCATGAGAACCTGTTGCTGTTTCCAGCGATCAAGCTCTGGTGCGGCGAGGCACTTGAAGATAGTGGTAACCGATGGCAGCAGACCCAGTGATTTTGCGTCTCGTAGCGTTGTGTGACGCATTCCGCCTTTAGATTTGTTTGGAACCTCAAAGACTGCTTTGCCTGTGAGATCGTAGTAGTGTCCTGATTCTTTCATGTGTGTGTTATTTTGTGTGTTGATTGCAGAGTGGGCAGATTGTAAAATCCGGCTTGGATGCCCGTTGCCAAGCGGAAATTGCGCATCCGAATGCGAATGCGATTAAGATCATAATTAGAAATTCTCTCATTTCAAAAAGAGGTGGAGGATTGAAATCTTCAGTTCATTCCAGACGAACTGAGCGACATAGTATTCGCGTTTGATGTAAAGCCAAGCGAGCTTTAGGTGGTACATGGGATTGATATTGTAACACTAAAACTCTACGGGTCTATCAGAAAATTCGATCCACCAACGAGTGTCCATCGATGGGAGGTAATCGCACCATTCCTCCGGCCTGTTCGTTGTGACCCAAGTTTTGAATGCTTCACGCTCTCCACGCTCTTCACAGATGTCATACCAGTTGCGCTTCTTTTGCGCGAGGTTGGCGTTAAAGTGTGTTTTATATGTGTTCTGGTGTGATGGTATTGATTTAGGTGTTTCGTCCTCCCAGCGCCTTCCGTTTAGCCATGTCGCAGGGTGAGGAATAAATTGAGGATCAGTCCAGAGCTTCATTTGTTTTTGAAGGGATGGCATAACTTCGGAGAGAACGCACTTCTGTTTCTTCCACGCTTTCTCGGCATTGGTTTTGGAAACCTTGCGAGGGTAGCTGGAGTAGAAAGTTTCAAATGCACCATCATTGCTTTGTTCTTCTTTAGTTCTTTCTTCTCTATTTATGTATTTAGTAGTTACGGGTTTTCCCGATTCGGGATTTTCCGTATACGGGTTTGCCGTATGCGGGGTTCTATTGAAGGGACAATCTAATTGAGGGGCATCGTAAATAAAATACTCCCAACCACCTGGTTCTGTTCCAGACCTCGGCCTTCTCCAGATATAATTTGCTTCTATAAGCTCTTGTATTCCGTTGTATACACTATCACGTCCATCAGATGAAATTGTGGACAAGTGCGACACATGAAGCTCCCAGTCGGATGGCAACGACAATAGATATGTCAGGATTCCCTTTGACTTAAAGGAAAGTGTTGATGAATGCAGGAACTCATTTGGAACAACAGTAAAGTTACTTGTTCTCTTTTGGCGAAAGATATTCTTACTCATTTATCCCAAGCCTCCGATTCATAATTTACCTTTATATTCCTCGTTACACCAACAGAAGAGTTTCCGTTAATCTTTACGAGATTCAAAAATATCAAAATCTTAATCGCGTTTTCTATTTGAGTTTTTGAGTGGTCAAAAACATCTGCCATATGATCACTATCTGCCTCACATCCACCATGGCAATTTTCAATGTATGCTAAAACCATTCTTTCAATCGGAGTTAAGATGCGAATCTTCAAAACCAATGGGCTAACCATAACTCCACCATTGGTATCAAGCGGACAATTTTTGTATTTCATATTTATATAAGGGGCCATCCCCCGCCACGGCGAAAAACCGATTGAATGTCGGGTGAGAATATTTCCGTGACGGAGGGATGATATATTGTTGTTTCGATTTAATTTTTCGTTGCATCCGTTCTCACGCGGATGGCTGTATTCCTACAGCGGATTGAACACTACACTGCCTGAGTGCAGAGTCAAGTATTGTTTAACGATAATTGAGAGTCCTCGTTTTATGTGATTGCGAGGATGGTGTTATTCCTAACCAGATCAAGCCCTGCCAAGGGTTTCAATCCGCCACAATACCACGTTATTGCATCTCAAAATTCTAAAGTTCGTATCCGCCCTTGTCTTCTTCAAGTAGACCATAAGCTTCCATCAATCTCGTTGTGGCTTGGTCTACCCAGTCCATGCAAGCTGTGTGGTTCGGCTTCTTGTAGTCGGCAATTGCGAGGATAATATCGGTTTTGGCTGACTGAAGTGCAAGCCATATTTTTTGTTCGTTTGTCATTTTAGTTTTTCCTTATACCAATAATGTCATTTGGGTTTCTATAGAGGCACTAACATCATAACGCTTGCTTTCACCTTTAGGGTTTTCATGTATGCTGTATTTCAATGCCAATGTCATTGCCTCGCGTTGCCTTTTGTTGCCACACATATAAACATATCTATGTTTCCTTGGTCTATCTCCTAAATAAAAGTCTTCTCCATATTTCTCTCTCATCCACTGCGCTCGATTTTTTTGACCCCTGCTTTCATCTGCAATTGTTGCTCCGTGCAAATGCTCGCGCCCTTTTATTTTCCAGTCCGTCCGTTTTGCAGATAGCCCTGTATAAATAAAATTAGTTGCTTGGTAAATATATCCAACATGCCCCTGCTCTGTGTCGGCATAACTTACAACAACTGATGGTTTGGGCAGTAGTCTTAGCGATCTTCCAACTAATATGCTCGCCACGTTTCTTGAGTTTTCGCAGCACAATCTATTTAATTCTAATACTTTATCTGACCATTCATCTCCGCATACTCCTTTCCGCAAAGAAGAGCTTACAGGGGTTCCATAAGTTACAACTCCAACTAAAACTGACCCACGATATGCGCCAAACGCATATGATATTGGACACATGCGTTTCGCATAATGGCGAGAAAGCAACCACGGTTCGGTTTCTTTTGCTGGTATTTTAGAAACTAAAATATCACGCGAAAAACAACATTCGTGTGTGTTCATTTATTGTTTAACAATAGTGATGGCGATGTAGTCCTTGATGAACTCTTCCGATATATCGTGATCGACTGCAAACCGAAGGGTTTTATTCTCAATGCTGCCGTCTGGCTTTGTTATAGTAACTTTGTTACCTGCGATCTTAACCTCGCAGCCAAGGTGAATGAATGTGTGGTTCATGGAAATCAGATATTGACACACCACTACATTTAGTGCAAGATGTTTTTCGCATGAACGCACAAAAACGCATAGAACAAGTAGAGTCAAAAATACTCTACCGCAAACAAGGGAAGCGATATATCCAAGTAACAGACGATAACTCATACTTTGGGCTACAGGAGGGATATTGGCTCGTTAAGATAGCGTCAGGATGCACCAGCATCCGGCAATGTGTTTATCCAGACAAGGCTGAAATCCAAGCTGCCGCGCATAACAAGCAGGACAAGCTGATGGAAATCGTCCGCAAGGCTGGAGAAGCAAGACCACAGAAGACTAAGCTCACCGAGGAAGAACAC